AGTCAACCTCAATCTTCTCTGCCGTTGTGCTATTCTCGGAGTTGTGCTTGAACACCCCACCCTTGCCGATGGTATAAGCAGCAAAAGGCAAGTACTCCACCATCGCGTAGTGAATCAACATCGGCTGCAAGTAATCATTCACCAACGCCAAGTAAGGGTTGGCAAGAGTATTGGCGATGATGTCGTTGCTGATTTTATCATACAATTTCGTTCCCGTATAGTTTTGCAGGTGTATCTCCTGCGCAATCTTGATGAACTGAATAAACTTGTCCGTGTCCACGTTACCGCCAATAGCGGTGTTGCGAACCAAGTCCTCTCTTTTAATAAATAATGCCGTTGCCATTTCTTAATTTTTATATCCTCTTGTTGGTGTTTCAATAGGGGCGATAGCAACGAGGGGGTCATTCTGCATAGGTCGGAATCCCATACGAATGGCTTGGTTCACGTTGATAATATCCGTGCCGTTCAAAGAGCCTCCTCCGTAGATGTTGCCCTCTTTAGTTAGCTTCTTGCGGTAGATTCTACGCTCCCAACGATGATGACAATTTGCACCGCCTTTGAAAAGCCATACGCTATACGGCTCACCTTGTGCCTCTGCTCCTCCTTTTGAACTTAATGCTTCCACATCCTCCATCCGATAAACTCTTTTAGCAGAAAGTAACGTGCGGCATAGCAAACGGCTTTCTCCTTCGGGGTCTTTTTTAGTTCCCACTGCATAGAAGTATCGCACCTTGTAACGCTCCGTATCTTGCTCACTTGCCTGCTGCGCTGCAAGGTCGGTGCGTGAATTGAGGTATGCCTCTACATCGTATTCTGCTCCCTCATCTTCAACAAGCTCTGCCGTGATTAGGTCAAAGTCCTGCATCAGCTCCTCCTCGCTTTCGCCAAGACTCTCAATGTTCAATAGCAACTCTGCTGCAAGCTCATCACGCAGGAATGGGCGATCATCTTTCTTTGCAAGTTTCACTTTCTTCTGCGCCTTCATCTGTGCGATTATAGCAGAGGAGTTACCCGAAAAGAGAGCCTTCGCTACCTGTGGGTCAAACTGAAGCATCTGCACCAAGAACGTGATGGCTTGGTCAATCGTTAGAATGCCATCCTTTACGCTTTGCATAATCTGCAAAGAGCTTGCAATCTGCGCTCCGTTGTACGATGCATCCTTCTTGATTAAGTCCTCGTTGGCTTCACTCACTTGCACGGTTTCAATATCTTCTGTTTTAACGCCTGTTGCTTCTTCTACAACCTCTGCATCTTGTACCTCTGTTTCGGTGAACTCCAAAGGTTGCAGGGTCTTAAAGTACAAGTTTAGGCTGATGTCGTTGTAGGCCAAGATTTGGTCTATGCCGTCAATGATAATCTGTTGCTTGGGTCTGATAACGATATTGTCAAGCAGCACCGATGCGGTCATCAGTTCATCAGCATTATTGCCAAAACCTGTGTTGTCTTTAATACCTAAAAGCAAAGGGCTTACAATACGATGCGACACCAATATCTTCTGCGTTGATTCAGCACTCAAGAACTGATACTGCTCCGCAGCATCCGATAACTGCACAGGGTCAACCGTTGCAGCAAGTTCTTTGTTGTCATTAAACGCCAAGATGAACTTGCCTGAATTACTGCTACCGCTAAACTTCGTGGCTATCTGCTGCTCTATGCTCCTGCGCTCCTCCTCACTTGGTACTCCGTTGTTGAAGTTGATAAGCATAGAAGGCGCAAGGCCGTTCTGAATGTTGTTGATGTGGTAGTTGGCAATCTCCTCCTCAAGCTCTGCGTATGGAAGTCCTCCTTGATAGTCAACGGGGGAGTAGTAGTAGAATCCTGCTCGGTAAGGTTTGATGTACAGAATCTCCAAGCCCTCTTTGCTCTTGCCAAATGCAGGTATGCGAACAGGTGTCTCCCTCCTGCTTGCTACCTCTCTCCAATCCTTTGCGTAGTAGTACGCTTCAATCTCGCCATCTTCGTTGCACCTTGCGGCTCGTAACGTCTCTACGGGAATGTGCTGCACCTCTACAATCATATTGTGGTCTTGGGAGTACACGACCTGCATACTGCATTGTCCCATCATCACATAATCAGCAACAACCTTCTGCATATTTGACTTCGTGAACAAGCCACGCATCGCTGCGTACTCGCTCGGCTTCTTGGCAGAGTCCGTTGCATCCAAGCCCTTACCAAAGGTCAAATCCATCAACGAGTTGAGGATAGCGTTGTTGGTGGGTGATCCGTTGTACCTGTCAATCAAATACCCAAAGTAGTCGTTATTTTCTCCGTATTCAATATAGTCCTTGCCCTGCACCTCTCTAATGACAGGTGTGGTATAGGAACTGAAGTTCACAACGTGAATTTTAGATGATGATGTACTCATTGTTGTAGCTTGTTTCTTCGGTGTAGACGTTTTGGTTCACCGTAAATTTATCGAAATCAGTTTGTGAAGTTACGAATACCCTGTCCCGATATATTAGATTTCCCGATGCAAATACCTTCAAGCCATAGAATCTATTGTTGACAAGGCTGAACGTGCCTGTGAGGGTCATAAAACCATTAGCAGAGGCAGCCGTGACCGCAGGTGCTGCGGTGGTGTTTGTTGATTCATCAATCAACGCAATCGTAACGCTCGCAGGGAACGTGCGAGGTATGATTACAATGGCTTGTGGCGAGGCTGATACTTGAAGGATATGCATCTTAATTAAATAACCTTTTATTTTGAATTTGTTTGAAAATAGAAAAGGGGCTTGCGCCCCTTCAACTATTCTGCCTTGCGGTAGGTTACGAGTTTGAACCTACAACAATCGTGTCAGTTGCACCTGCAAGCCCTGCGAAAGGATTGGCAGTAGTAGCACCTGCGATGAAGTTGGCAGGAAGTTGCTCCTGTGCCTCCATTGTCAAAGTGTAGCCCGATAGGTCACCCATAGCAGCACCCGTTACAATCGTTCCACCCGTTACTTCAGCTCCGTAATTCAGACCCATCATAAAGGCGTTGCCGTTGTAGTCTTGTACCACAACGTAAGGCCGACCATAAGCAAGCAGCTTCAATTCTTTGTTGTCCTCCTTTGTGAGTTTGGTCAACGTCAAATTCAAAGTCTGCGTGAAGAAGGTAGTACCATTCTCACGGCTTGAGTTAAAGGTTTGCTCAAAAGAGCTATTGCCTTTTACAAGATATTGGTAAGCAGAGAAAGTACCACTGATGTTGGTAATCTCATCGTTGGTGAGGGTTACCGTACCCAAGTCACCGAAGTCCACGAAATACACCGCATAAATTCCTCCGACAACGTCTTTACACGGTACCGCGCGACCTTTAGTTAAATCACAAGCCATTTTATTTTTGTTTTATTTGAATTAAAAAAGGGGGCGAGGACATAGCCCAAGCCCCCCTATGATTTACATTAACTCGGATTAAGAGTAAAGGACTACGTCAGCTCCGATTCCGTACTGAACTCCTGCGAAGAAGCGTAGGATCACGCGGATGTTGTCTGACCCGTCAAGGTCAGCCATATCAAGAACGCGAACTTCGTTACGCTCGTTCAAAAGACCTGTTCCGAAGAACATATTGCTTGCTTGAGCAGCGACCATCTTGTTAGAAGGTAAGCCGTTACACATTACAACCTTGATGCCGTCAAAGAACAAGTCTCCGTTGCCGTACCAAGTAGTGCCTTTGTTGTCAACACCATTCGCTCCAAGACCTGAAGTTCCGAATCCACCAAGAGCGCGGACATAAGCCTTTGCTACGTTTTGTGGCACGAAGATTTGTAGGTCTTCCTTGCCATAAAGGGCAGAAGGAATAGCATCTACAACTTTACCAAGCTCTGTGATTACGTTAGCAGCAGTCACGGTGGTAGCGGTTACGTCAATAACGTCAGAGTCAGCAGTCATTAATGAAAGGAATCCAGAGAACTCACCTGCGCTTGCAGCAGTTCCGTTCCAAATGTTCTGCTCAATCTTCTGTGAAGTCTTTGCAGCAACGTGGGCGATAAGGAAGTCAGCAAAAGAAGCAGGGATGCTATCATAAGCAGAGAAACCCATCTGACCACCAATCCAAGAGTCATAGTAGTCTTTCTTGCAAAGCTGCAAGTTCACTTGGAATGGCTCAACCTCAAGAACGCGGTCGGTCAAAGTCAAGGTAGAAGTTGCATCAAAATCACAAGTGGCATCTTTTACGATGTCGTTTGTGTTCACCTTCTGAAGGGTGGTGCGGTAGTTTACGTTTGGAAGAATCTCGATGAGACCTTTGTCAAGCGTGTTAGCAGAAAGAAGTGCAGCAGAGATATACTTGCTTGCAAACGCTCCTGCGTAGTTTGTTGTGATTGAAGTAGTTGTAGCCATTTTTTTATTTATTAACTGTTGATTCGTGCAAGGACTCGGTCAATCGCTCTTTCGGGGCGGTTAGAACTCATCTTTTGGACTTGCTTTGTTTCGGGATTATGTTTGATGGGCTTCGCAGCAGGTGCGGCAGATAGTTCTGCTTTAACCGCAGCCATCTCCTCCTTCTTGGCGTAGCCGCCCATCTCCTCACGCATTCCTTTCATCTCCTCGCGCATCATTGCAATCTCCTCGAGAACCTTCTCAATGATTGCGACAACCGCAGGGGCTTCTTCTACTTCCTCTGCAAGTTCGGTAGATGCTGCGGCCTCGACCTCAACTTCTACTTCCTCTGCTTCGGCAGCAGCTTCTTTGATTTCAGCGATTACGCCTTCTTCGGTGATGACGAGTACACGACCATCTTCAAGGAGGTGTTCGCCAATCGGAGCAGCAACTCGGTCATCGCCACTTACGACAAAGACTTCGTTACCTGCTTCAAATGATTCTGCCTCAAGAACGGCTCCGTTCTCAAGGTTCATTTGCTCGAACTTAACCTCACGGATGGAGGACAGTTCGGCAAGGATGCGGTTTAGGATATTGTTTGCTTTCATATCTAACTAATTAAAGGGGTTTTGATTATTTGTAACATTTTTATAGGTCTTGCCATAGCGTATTTGTGGACTCCCATCGTGTGTTGATGGTCTGCCACTCCTCGCCTCGTATCTTAACGCTTATGCCTTGACCCACTAACGAGCCTATGCCTTGCGCTTGGATAGTGCCATCGCAGCAGTTGGACTTGTAGGTATTGTCTTTGCACAAGCATCCACGCCTACCACTTCTCGGTGAAGCAACGGGGAGTTTCATTGGTC